ACGTTCAGGACCGAGTAGACCGCAGTATCCAGGTTGACTCTCAGATTAGCCATCTCTACAGGTCCTTGAAGAGTTCTGTGATTGCCTGCTCGACTCTTGGCCTTTCTTTCTCAGCAGCTGGAATCATAAATGGCCTGGCTCTCATGTAGACAGTGCCGAACTCGATGAACGGCGCATACTCTGTGGCCGGTCCGACTCTCCAGACCAGTCCTTGCGTGTCTTGTCTCCGGGACTGAGTGCTGTTGAATGTCGCACCAGTATCAATGGCCGGCCAGTTGCGGAGCCGGTCCTTGGCATCTGACTCTATATGCCGTGCGGCAATCTCGATCACATTCTGGAGCTTGCCGCCGAACTTGGCCCAGTCAGCGTCCAGCTCCATCTTTATCTCCATGTCCATCTTCAAGAATTCGTCAGCCATAAAAAAACCTCGATCGTCAGCTAAACGCCAGCAATCAAGGACTATGCCTTGTCATTCAGAGCCAGCGTTCAAGCCGCTTGCTGGGCCTCTTGGGCCTCTAGGGCTAATCTTCTGGTGGTATATAACCACCTTGTCCGTCAGGGACCAGGTCTATCTCAACGTCATCCTCTTCCTGCTCTATCGTGAAAGCATTGACCGTATTGCATCTCCTGCACTTGATTTCCACCACGCTCTCGGCCGCCAAGCGGACCTTGGCTAGAAGCATGTTGCAGCTTTCGTGTTGGCATCTTGCTTCTCTTAGAGCCGGCGCATCTGGCATCTTATTGTTGCTGACCATGACTTCCCTGCATCCACAGACTGGACCTCATAGGTCCCGCTGGTATGCACGACCCGGTCAGTCTGGGTGATCGACTGGTCATGTGCCAGCGTCAGCATGAAGTCCTGCTGGAGGTCCTGGCGGCCTGCCTCATTCGACTCACCGCCGCCTTTCCCCGCGATCCGTGCAGCCACTTGCTGGTAGGAATTCGCCCAGGCTTCCGTGAAACCGCCTTGCTTATCAGAGGTCAGCGTCTTCCGCTGGATGTCCACAAGGTCCGGCATGGCCTTCTCGGCCTCACTCCGCATATATGCCAGGTCATTGCCTTGCAAGAGCTTATCAACCATCAGAATAACGACCAAATTGGCCGGTCCCGGAGTCCAGGATATTGAGTCCAGTGACCTCATCTGAATCCGTGTAGACAGAGTATCCATCCACCCGGCGCGGCATGACCGTGGTCGTGGCTCTGGCTTGCCGGCGGAGCCGTTTAGCCTGCGCCATGAACATCTGCGTCACGCTGCCTTTCTGGAAGCTGGCGCCGTCAGCAGAGAAGGTGAAATCTCTTGCAAAGCGGACCGCCAGAGTCTCACAGGCCCTGGCAGCTGAACCCAGGATGCTGTTGCCTTCCTGACTGAGAAAGTCATCCAGCTCTGCATCCTGGAACAAGACCCGGTCCGAGTCCGTGTCTCCAATCTCCAGTCGGACACGATCGCGGTCAGCCGTGCTTCCTGCCGTATAACTGAAAGCCATCAGGTCCTCACGAATATGGTCATGGTCAATGCGTCCGTCAGAGCATCTGAGCCGGCAAGTTCTGTCAGGAGATTGCCGTGGATGATCGCGGGGATATAAGCCCCGGTGATAGCCGATGCGCTGGCATCATCTAGCTGGTGCGTCGGGTAGAACCAGGCATCCGTCGCGGAGTTGGTGACCGTCAGGAGAGTGACTGACACCGGGTCTCCGGGAGAAGAGAGAGTGGTGTCAGTCGAAGCTGGCGCATCAGCATGGAAGTTCATGTAGACCGCCAGTAGTTCAGAGTAAGGCAGGGCCGTCACCAGAGAGCCAGTCGCCGAAGCGTCGGACCCAGTGGTGCTGACCTTGATTATGTGCCGCTCGATCGCCATCAGGCGCCTGCGTAGTAGACGACGACCACGTCAACTGAGTCGTCATCGTTAGCCTGGCTAACCGTTATTTTGATGTTGTCTGCCACGCAAACTTTGTCATATACCTCATTAGTACCGTCATATGTCACGTCAGCCGCAGACTCATCATCAATCTTATGGCGAGGATGAAACCAGCCATTTGAGTTAGCATTGGTCAGCGTCAGGATAGTCAGGGCCGGTCCGTTGTTCCCGGCCGTGGCTATGACTAAATCCGTGCTTGATGGGGGCGACCCGTTATAGGTCACTCCTATCGAGCAAATCTGCCCAACGACAACATGGGTTGATGTGTTGTTATTCGTGGACGCCCCGGCGCCACCATCAGTAGCACCGGAGCTGATCGAGACTGATTGATAGCCGTACATCTAACCCTCCTAACTATCGATGGCGGGCAGAATGTATCCGGAAGCCGTATCGGTTGCGCTTCCCAGGTTGTCGAACTGACGGACACCATCAGCGTCTATCAGAACCTCGCCAGCGGTATCAGCGTGACCGATGCGGTTATGAGCAATTATCCCGGTATTGTCCGACGTGTCACTGTCAATCAGAAGGTCGCCTGCGGTGTTCAGCCGGTAGATGTGGTTGTAACTAATCTCACAATCTGTGACATCTTTCCCGGTCGCCACCGAGATGATGGCTTCAGAGTTGGCGGTCCCCATGCGGATGCTGTTATTGGTGAATACCAGCCCAGCGATGTCGCCGCCTATGTCTATGACTCCATTGTTCCCGGTATCAGGACTGATAACCACGTTGTCGGTGAACTCAAGACGGTCACACTCATTGTTGGTGGTCGTGCCTTTAATCAGGTCAACGAAGTTCATGTTAACCGCTGTATCAACGAAGCGACATTTGTTCACCACGAACCCAGCCGCACTGAGGTCAAACACCTCTACGATATCAGCGTAGTTCATGCTGAAAATCATGTTGTGAATCTGCACGTCAGCGGCAGTCACATCGATGTCAGTCGTTGTGGCTGTGTCCAGAGTGATGGTCGGGCGGGAGTTCCCAACGCCCATGCCGATGACGGTCACGCCGGCCACGTCAAAGGTGATCGCGGCGGCGGCTGAGATGGTTTCTGCATGGCCTGGAGCAACCAGAATCACGTCACCATTGTTGGCGGTACATTTTCCGATTGCGCCGTCCAGCGTAGCAGCTGGTTGCTTCGGGTTCGTTGCGGCGTTGTTATTGCTTGCCGCATCTGCGCCACTGTCTACATGGTAGACATCACCGGTGGTAAGCAGAGGACTTCCGATTCCGCCGAGTCCCTCAACTGGAACTCCACGGCTCTTTACACCAGATGGAAAGTTAGTAGGCATCGCCAGTTCCTCCTCAAATTAAGGAACCAGGGGTGAAAGGCCAGTGCGTTTGCTTGCATGGGACACTTCCACCCCCAGTCCTGCCTATTCAGTTTTAGCTAGGGTTCTGTCCGAAAATCCAACGCCAGTCGGTCCAGCCGATTCCATATCTCATATAGCCTCTGTATTTTGCTGTGAGGCCATCGAAATCTTCAGCCTGGCTGAACTCCGGGCGGATCCTCCATTGCCAGATGAGGTGCTGCTTCATCAACGTGGAGTCGATGAGGAACCACGCATTGGCATCAGTCAGGCGGTTCCAGACCACAGGCCGGAACCTACCACTGAACATGTTGACATCATATTGGGCTGAACCCGGCTCGTAGATGGCACGTTCACTGACCAGCTGCGTGGCGGTCCGCTCAAGTTCTGGTGGCACAAGGAGCATGTCCGGGTTGATGCCCATAAGCTGACCTGCGTCATCAGTGAAGTTCCGCATGTTCTGACGGGTCGTATCAAGGTTGTCGATCGTCAGAGCCAAGGTCCCTTCATTGGCTTGAGTTGTCCCGGTATCTGCCGGGCTATAAGGATGAGCCGCACTCAAGAGAGCCACGCCGTCGGCGCCGTTGGTGCTGGCACCCATGCGGTTGGTCCCGGAGTCCGTGAACCCGTTGATGAAGATGTTGGCTGCGTCGGTCTCTTGCGTGATTCCGAAAGCATCCGCCATGTTCTGGGCGCGTCCGGTGATTTGGTTGCCTTGCTGGTCATCCACAAGCCTGCGCTCGATCTGAAGACCTTGCGCGAACTCATAATTTCGGATGTCCACCCGGTAACCAGCATCGAAGTCCGTATAAGGCACGGTCCCATCAAAAGGCGGGACCAAGCCTTGCGCTCCGAGTCCCTGGTATTGCTCTTCATAACGGGTTGAACTTTCAACCTTGAAGAGCATGTCGATCATCGGCTGCGGCCGGCCCATGGCAAGGTTGAAAGCCCTGACCAGAGGCGGAGCCAACAGGTCCGCAAAATTGCCACTCGTTAAAGGCATCTGCTATCTCCTATTGAACCTTCGAAAGATAGTGAGTGGGAGCCGTGAATTGGACCCTCGTCTCATCAGACGATTGCCTCTTTCTCTCGACCACCACGAATTC